ACTTCTTTAAGTAATGCAATACAAGTTCAAAACAATTTAAGTGGACAACCAACTAGAATACAGGTATCTTATGCTGGTGTTTATCAAATTGGTTACTCAGCACAATTAGTTAAAGCATCAGGTGGTGGAGCAGATAATGTAATTATATGGGCTAGAATAAATGGTAATGATGTTAGTTCATCTGCATCAACAGTAACATTTGCTAACAACGATGCATATTATTTACCTTATGTACCTTATGAGTTTACATTGGCAGCAAATGATTATGTAGAATTTGTATTCCAATCTCCAAACTCATCAGTTTCAATACAAGCAATAGCATCAGGTTCAACATATCCAGCATCTCCCTCAGTATTGATAGATGCAAAACAAATTGGTGTGGCTGTAGGTTCTACATCAGGTACTTCTGGTACAGCAGGTAGTAGTGGCACATCAGGCACAAGTGGTACATCAGGTCAATCAGTTAGAATAGCTGATGAAGGTGTGGCATTAGGTTCAGTAGGTTTAATTAACTTTACTGGTAGTGGTGTAAGTGCATCTTGGAACTCAAATACAGCATCAGTTTATATTAGTGGAGTAGGTAGTGGATTTCCATTTACAGGCTCTGCACAATTAACAGGTTCATTAGGTATTACTGGTTCATTATCAATTAGTGGTAGCACAATTAATATTCAAAGTGGTAGTTTGAGTGGTAGCTTTGTATCAAATGTAACTGATACATACACAACTGTAGCACCGGCTAACTATATTGTAACATTAGATAGTTCTTCATATGGAGCATTACTTTCAGCTGGAACAACTGACCCTAACACATTATATGTTGTAACGGGCTCAATAGCACCATCAGGAACATCAGGAACTTCAGGTACATCTGGCACAAGCGGCACATCTGGCACAAGCGGTGTGAGTGGCACTTCAGGAACAAGCGGTGTGAGTGGCTCATCAGGCAGTAGCGGTACATCGGGTACTTCTGGCACAAGCGGACCTGCAGGTACATCAGGTACTTCTGGAGTAAGTGGAGCTGGTTTCCCTTATACTGGTAGTGCACAAATTACAGGTTCATTGGGTGTAACTGGTTCTATATCTTTACAAACAGGCTCATTTAGTGGAAGTGTTATTACAAACGTGTTTGACACATATACAACTGTAGCAGCTGTTACTAATATCATTACATTAACATCAGCTTCTTACGCAGCATTAGGAACTAAAGACCCTAACACATTGTATGTGGTAAGTGGAAGTAATGTTAGTGGAACTTCAGGTACATCAGGCACATCAGGTGTGAATGGTACATCGGGAACTTCTGGAGTAAACGGCTCATCAGGTACTTCTGGTACGGCTGGTTCATCAGGTGTAACACCAGGTTTAATATTCTCTGGCTCAGTACAAATTACTGGTTCATTAGGTATTACAGGTTCTGCTTATGGTAATATAGGAACATTAACAATAGCATCTAACACATCATCAATAAACTTAGCATCAGCTAACTTTTTTACTGGTTCAGCATCTGGTTCAGTATATTTGAATATAACAAACCCTGTAGCTGGACAAACTGCTATGGTTAGATTAACAACAACAGGTACACCAACTGTATCATTTAGTTCAAATGTAATACAACCATCCGGTTCTCAATACACAGCATCAACAACAGCTGGTAGTATTGATATATTAACATTAGCTGCATTTGATGCAACGAATGTAATGATAGTTAATACAAAAAGATTTATATAATATGATAGTTCAACCATTTAGTTATTTTAATACAGTTATATCCACATCAGGAGTTGTAACATACACTTATCGTAATGACCCTTATTCGGCATCGTTAGTGTTTGCTACGCCAGGCTCTCAATTCTCAACATTAGGTATGAGTAGTGCATGGTCTGACGTATCTGCAAACATTAGAGGAACTGGTGTAAATAAAACTGTTGCTACATCTGCATCTTTACAAACAGGTGCACAAAATAACTTTGCTGGGGTTTATTCAACATCATTGAATATGACAGCTAGTTCGGCATCACCAGCTCCTTCAATATATTCTCAAAATAGTACAGACTTTAACTTTGGTAGTGGTAACTTTACAATTGAATTATGGTTTAACCCTGGAACTACAACAACACAAAGAAGAATGTTTTTTCAAAAATATACAACTGGTACTGTTTCAACATCTGAAATTGAATGGAATATAGGATTGAATAGTACAAATACTATGGCAATAGCATATGATGGTGGAGGTGCTGAAACATTTGTTCAAGGACCTACTACTTCTTCATTATCTACAAATACTTGGTATCATTTTGCTTTAGTAAGAAATGGTGCTACTAATTTTACAATATATTCAAATGGACAAGGTCATGCGGTTGCAACAACAAATAGAACATTAAATACTACAACTACGCCGGCATTTCTTTTAGGAGGTAACTATAATAATCCTTATGAAAATGGATATATACAGGATTATAGAATATACAAAGGTGTAGCTAAATATACGGCATCATTTACTCCACCTTTATCAATGATAACAACAGTTTAATATGGAACAATATCAAGTAACAAATGAAAATAACGAAGTAATAGCAATAATAAATTCTGATGAATTAACGGATTTTAGAAGCAATTTTACAGGCTCATTTTATAATTTAGAACCAGTAAATCAATAATAATGGCAGAATACGGAACAGCAATGTACTTAGGTGATACTTTACTAACTCCAAATGGATTATATATGGGAGGTAGTAGAGTTGTAGTTAATTCATATGATTACACAGCTCCAGTAACTCCAACATACACAACATCAGGTTCAGTTTTAATATTAGATGCAAGCTCATCTTTATCTTATCCTGGCACTGGAAATACTTGGTATGATATAAGTGGATATGGAAACAATGGTACATTAACTAATATGGCTGCAAACTATACAGCAACAAGTGGTGGATATTTTGATTTCCCTGGTGATGTAAATTATTATATAACTGTAGCACAATCCGGTTCTTTAAACTCAGCATATGCTGCAGATTTTACAATGGATTTATGGTTTACAATTGATGCATTTAGTGCAGCAGCTAACTTTGACTGGGTTTCACCAATAGGTAAAAATGGATTTTCTGCAAGCCCTGGTTGGACTACATTAATTAATAGAGATACTAACACAGCTAATAGAGGACAAAATAGATTTTATGCAAATGGTGGACAAGCTGACTTAACAAAATGGACATTAACAACTGCTGGTACTTGGTTAAACTGGCAAATAGTTAGAGCAGGTTCAACATTAACATCTTATTTAAATACAACAAGTAGTGGAGCACCAAGCATTCCAGCAAATATGAATGGTACGCAAAACCTAATATTAGGTAGTGGTGTACAACCAAGCGCTATTTATCCTTTAGATGGTAAGATTGGTTTCTTTGCTGTATATAATAGAGCATTAAGTGGAACTGAATTAACAACCAACTATAACATAATTAAAACCCGATACGGATTATAATGGCAATACAATCAACAGCTATGTTTATAGGTAATAAGCAAATTACCAATTTTTATTTAGGAAAACATAATGCTATATACACAGCTCCTTTAGCAAAAGGAAATTTATATACTGAATATATTGTAGTGGGTGGTGGTAATGGAGGTGATGCTTCTAACGGACAAAGTGGAGGTAATGGTGGTAATGGAGGAGGAAGCGCTTCAGGTTCTTTATCTTTAACAAAAACAAATATTTCAGCATCAGTAATAATAGGAACTGGTGGGAATGGAGCAACATATCCACCAGGTGGTGTTGGAAATACAGGTGGTAATACAACATTATCATTTACAGGTTCAGTTATAGCAACTGGAACTGGCGGAGCAGGAGGTACAGGTGGATTAAAACAAACATATGGAATACCTGGTGGTTGTGGTACTGGTGGTGATGGTAAACCTTGGGTTGATGGAAATCTTTATGGACCGGGAGGTGGTGGAGGTGGAGCTCAACCTTATGGTGGGTCTTGTGCAGCAGGACCAGGTTCGTATGGAATTGGTGGAACAGGTGGTATATGGCCCGGAGGTACTGCTGGAAGTGGTACTAATGGTGTAGCAATATTTAGATATTATAATTCAGCTCCTTTAGCTAGTGGTGGTACAATTACATCATCAAGCGGATACATCTATCATACATTTACTACAAATGGTACATTGACGTATCTTTAATCAATAAAATTTACAATCTAATTGTTAAACTTATAAAATAAACAAAATATGAAATTAGAAACTCAAAGTAATTATGTATCTAACCCACAATTCGTTGGAGGTGTAGATGTAACTCCGATTTCAGGTTCAGCTTTCAATAATGCAAATGGTGGCAATCCACAATGGGGATTTGTTGCTGGTGGATTATATGTTGGTAACACTGGTACATTAGTTGTTAAAACTTATGATAATTCAGTATTAACATTCGTGTCAGCTTCTGGATTTATACCTGGTATAGTATGTGCTGTTTCTGCATCTTCAAATGCTAGAAACATTATAGCTTTAAGATAATAAAAAATAGCTAATGTTAAATTACAATCTCAATATAATAGACCCATCACAACAGTCTAAGAAAAATTCTGATTTTAGACCTTACATTTATTGGGGATTTGAAAATAAAAGTATAGCTAGTGATAATGCTAATTTGCCGGCTAATAGCTTTGGTACAATGAGCATTAATGCTCCTTTGAGTAATTGTATTAATATAACAACAACTCAAACCAGTCAATTTGCAACTGATAATCAATACATTGCAACTGCTAGTTTAAGTGGAAGTAATTGGGCAGTAACTGGTTCAACAACTATGAGTTTATCAATAGTTGGTGTACCTATGAACTCTTTTGACAGCTATTATAATTATTCAGCTGCAGTTAGTGCATCTGCAACCGCTGGTAATATTAATTCTATAAGTGGAAGTGTATTAAAAAACAACTTCACATCTTCTGAATTTTATAACTTTTTTATTAGCGGAAGTATTATACACTGGAAAGGAAATCAATACAATCCTAAAGTAAATTATAAAGTAGGAGTAACAACTCCTTCAGCTTCTTATGTATCAGCATCATTCTATATTCAAAAAGATAGTAATAGTGTTAATGTAGTTGCACAAAATTACGCAACTGCTTCTAATAGTGGCTCATTTAATTATGAGTACGCTGTTGATATGAGTACATCTTTAACTGGAATATCTGATTATTGGGCTAGTTCTTATAATTTCAAAGAATATACAATGTCTTTGGTAATACCTGAATTAACTTCATCTCAGCAAACATATTACACTAATGTAGATTTTTATCAACCATTTACAGCAACAAATAATATTCCATATAACATTACAGCAAGTATAGAATTAAAACCTTGGACTCCGTTTGAGGTTCAAATTATTGCTGTTGGTGCTGGTGGAGCTGGTGGTGGTAGTGCAGATAGATGGGTAGCAGGTGGTGGTGGAGCTGCAGGTTCTTATATAACTGCATCTTGGTATTCACCTGTTTATACAACATTAGATATCGTTATTGGTACAGGCGGAACATCTGTTACTGCTTCTGTATCAGGTTCTAATGGTGGTGATACAACTGTATATCAAAATAATATATCTCAATCAATTATAATCGCTAAAGGCGGTGGTGGTGGAGGTAGTGCTACTATGGGTGGAGGAGGCTCTACCGCTGGTTCTAATACTGGTGCAAATGATGGTGGTAGTGGTGCTGGTGCAACTGGTGGTGGTAATCAAACTTATTCATTACCTGCAACATATCCAAACAACGCAACTTTACTTTCTACAACTGGTAGTATTGGTAGTAGAGGTGGAGCAATTACTATACTTCCTTCTTCAACGATAGCATCTGTTGGTGGAGGTGGTGGTGGTGCAACTGGAGTAGGACAACCAAACTCATCTCAAATAGGTGGAGCTGGTGGTACTGGTGCTACTAACCAATTTGGAACATTTTGTGTTGGTGGTGATGGTGGTAGTGTTTGGTACAATGTTGGCCCAACTACTGGAGCTAACGGAGCAGATGCAACTACAATCGGTGGTGGTGGTAATGGTGCTAAAGCTGGTACAACTGTTGATGGTGGTGGTGTTAGTGGAAAATATAAAGGTGGTAAAGGCGGTAATGGTATCGTTATTATCAAATATAGAGGACCACAAATCGCAACTGGTGGTACTGTAACGCAAGAATTAAATTATACAATACATACATTCACAACTTCAGGTACATTTGCTCCAACGGCAAATTACCAATGTTGTCATCCTGTAATCACAACTGTTGATTATTTAATCAATGGTGGTGGTGGAGCTGGAGGTGGATTTATACCTGCAGGTCCTACGGGTAATGGAGCAGGTGGTGGTGCCGGTGGTACTGTTCAAACAGGCTCATTATTAATACCTACTTCAGGACAAACATTCCCTGTAATTGTAGGTGCTGGTGGATTAATACCAACTGGTAGTAGTTATAATGCTGGAGGAAATGGACAAAGTTCATCTTTATTTAATATAGTAGCAACTGGCGGAACTGGTGGTGGTATTAGTAATTATGGACAAGGTGGTAGTAACTCAAATTACTCAGGTGGTAGTAACTATGGTGGTGGTGGAGCTGGAGCAGCAAGTGCTGGTACAACTGGAACTAATGGACCAACATTACCCGAAAAGACTGCTGGTAATGGTGGTAACTATGTTACTTGGTATAATGGTAAAACTTATGGTGGTGGTGCTGGTGGTATATGGACACCAAATGGTGGAGATTTAATACAGGGCACACCTCAATTATCTGATTTTGGTAAAGGTGGATTAGCAGCTGCAAATGGAGCATCTGGTTCATTTGGTCAAACCAATGGTACAAGCGGTAGTGTTGTATTAAGATACAATGGTAACTGCCAAAAAGGTACTGGTGGAACAATCACTTACAATAATGGATATGTTTATCATACATTTACTGGAAGTGCAGCATTTATAACTCAATACTAAAAAATAACTACAAACAAACTAAAAATTGTTAAATAATTAAATCAAAAATAATATGAACGCAAAAAGTGTACTAAGCAGAATAATGACTATATTAGCATTAGAGCCTGCAGCAACTAAAGATATTCAGGGTACTACTGACGATGGAAGAATATTTACATCTCCAAGCTTTGACTTGGGTGAAGATATTTTAGAAGTTGCAGAAGATGGTACAACTTCTCCAGTAGAAGATGGTACTTACACTGTATCTTTCACAACTCCTGAAGGAGAAGATATCACTGCTGATATTGAAGTAGTAGGTGGTAAAGTTCACGAAATCTCTAAAGCTGGTGAAGCAGCTGCAGAAGGTGAGACTGAAGCTGAACCAACTGAAATGGCATCTTTAGCAGGTGATGATATTCAATCTCCAGCAGAACCAAATGCAACTGCACAAACTCCTCAAGATATTCCTCAAACTATGGAAGCTCTTTCTTATAGAATTGAAGAATTGGAAAAGGTATGTGCTAGAATGGCAGCAATCAACGAAAAGTTAATCAATGCAGCACCTAAGCCTGTAATTGATGAATTAGTAGCTGAAAAATTAATTGATGCTCCTAAAGCAGCTGAGCATGTTGAAGTAGGTGAAAATTCATCTCAAATGTCAGCAGTTGAAATGGCAGCAGTAGAGCCTGATGAGGAAGAAGAACTTCCAAAGTTAGATGGCGCACCAATTGATGAAGATGCTCCTAAAAACAAACAAAACAATTTTGGTAAGAAAATAATGGACTCTCAGTCTTCTTTCTTATCTAAACTTTATAAATAAACAAAACAAAATCATTAGAAAATGAGAAAACAACAAAATTTCGCACAACCAGTGTTGACACAAACAACATACGCTGGTGAATTTGCTGGGAAGTATATCGCAGCAGCGTTGTTATCAGCTAAGACTTTGGACAACAAAAATGTAACTTTACACCCAAATGTAAAGTATAAGCAAGTTATCCAAAAGATTGCAGTTGATAGCATCATCAACGATGCGTCTTGTAACTTCGTAACTTCTGGTACTGTAGCTCTTTCTGAAAGAGTAATTGAACCAAAAGAATTACAAGTTAACTTAGAATTATGTAAGCAAAACTTCGTAAATTCTTGGGAAGCATTACAATTAGGATATTCTGCATTTGATGAAATCCCTAAAGATTTCAACGATTTCCTTATCTCTTATGTAGGAGGTAAAGTAGCAGAAGCAACTGAAATCAGTATTTGGCAAGGTTCAGCAGCAACTAACGGACAATTCGCAGGTTTCTTACCAGCGTTATCAGCATCTGCAGCAGCAGGTGGAACTGATGCAGTTTTACAAGCAGCTGGTTCTGGTTCAATCACTTCAACAAACGTGTTAACTAAGTTAGACAATTTAGTAAACTACATCCCTAACACTGTGTATGGTAAAGAAGATTTAGTTATCTATGTACCAACTAACGTGGTAAAAGCATACCAACAAGCTTTAGCTGGTGGTGCGCAAGGTGCTAACGGTTTCAACAACCAAATGAATGTTGGTGAAAAACCATTAAACTTCAACGGTATTGAATTAGTTTGGTCTCCAGGTATGACAAACTCTTACTTAGTAGCAGCACAAAAATCAAACTTACACTTCGGTACTGGTTTGATGAGTGACTACAACGAAGTTAGAGTGTTAGACATGGCTCAAATTGATGGTAGCCAAAACTTCAGAATTATTATGAGATATACAGCTGCAACTCAGTTTGGTATCGGTTCTGACATAGCTATCTATGTACCATAATAAATAATTGAGTGAGTAATAGGGAGATTAAAGCTAAAACTATATCTCCCTTCACTTAAAACAAAATTAACAAATTAAAAAAACAAAACTATGGCTTGTGATTTATCATTAGGAAGACAAGAAGTTTGTAAAGAGAGTATCGGTGGTTTGCAAGGTGTGTATTTTATTAACTACACAACTGGCTCATTCGGAACTGATGCTAACGGATACATTACTTCTTTCCCAACAGGAAGTGCATACTACTACCAGTTGAAAGGAACAAGTGCATATACTGAAACTGTTAATACATCTCGTGCAAATGGTACGACCTTCATGTCTCAAGAATTAGTTCTTAACTTGAAGAAAATTACTCAAGAGATGAATACTCAATTAAAGTTGATGGCTTACGGAAGACCTCAAATCGTTGTTGTAACAAACAATGGTGACTCTTTCTTAGTTGGTAAGACTTTAGGAGCAGATGTAACTGCTGGTACAATTGGTACTGGTGCAGCGTTAGGTGACCTTTATGGTTATTCTATCACTTTCACTGGAACTGAGCCTGTACCTGCAAATTTCATTACTGGTTCTACTTCAGCTAGCAATCCTTTCGGTTCTGCTACTAACAAACCAACTATCGTATACGGTAGCTAATTTCGGTATTACACTTAAAATATTAAAGGGAGGACAAAGTTCTCCCTTTTTTTATGCTTAATAACTAAATCTTCGGATATTATTGTTAAATTAATAGATAAATAACAGATAAAGACCAGTTCATGCTAGCATACTATATATCGGGAAGCAATTCATACACAATTAGAACGGCTCCAACGGCTTCTTCTAATCTTACTTTACATTTGCAGGATATGTATTTACTGACAAATCAAACTTCATCAGTAAGCCCATACACTTATAATGCATATGAAAGTATGTTAACATTTACAGCATCTATTAATAACCCACAAGTTGGTTATGAATATAGAGCTTATATAAGTGATGGAACAAGCTCAATATGGAATGGTTCTTTTCAGGTTTATACTTCACAATCAATTGATAAACCTAACTATACTAACCAAATACCTTTAGAGGATGTTTATATTAGTAGAGAGTCAGATAACGAATACATAATTTTAGATTAATATGAAAGTAGCACAAAACTTCTCGGTGGTTAATATGACCCAACAAGAGATACCAGTTGTAATTGAGGATACAAAGACTAGACATCCCTATGTACCTGTTGGTATTATAATGCCCGATGATTTCTTTGCAAATGTAACTGAAGCTTACCAAAATTCAACAACCAATGCGGCTTGTATTGAAGGTTTAGCAGATTTAATATTTGGTAAAGGTTTATATCCTGAAAAAGAGGAATATAAGGATGCATTTATGAAAATGATACCACAGGAAGAAACAAAGAGAGTTATCTTTGATTTAAAACTATATGGTAACTGTGCTTATCAAGTATATTGGGATGATGCTCATACAAAGATTATTAAAATGTATCACGTTCCAGTTCAAAACTTAAGAGCTGAAAAGATATATGATAATCCAAAGGTACAAGGTTATTACTATTGTACTAACTGGAATGATATGAAAGCAATTAAGTATAAAAAACTTATTCCTGCTTTTGGAACATCAACTGAAAAGTGTGAAATCCTTTATATTAAAGATTATTCACCAGGCAAATTCTATTATTCATTACCGGATTGGTTTCCAGCATTACAATATTCATTTGTTGAAGCTGAATTATCTAACCTACACTTAAACAATATTGAAAATGGTTTTTTACCATTAGTGATGGTTAATATGAACAATGGTATTCCAGCTCCTGAAGAAAGAGATACAATTGAAGATATGATTGAGTCTAAATTTACTGGTACTAGAAACGCTGGTAGATTTATCCTAACATTTAACGATGATAAAGATAGACAACCTACAATTGATACCGTACAAACTGATAGCTTGCATGAAAAATACAAATATGTAGCTGATTACGCTCAAGATAGAATATTAGTAGCACATAGAATTTCATCTCCATTATTATTTGGTGTAAGAACTGCAGCTAATGGATTTAGTTCTAATTCAGAAGAAATGATGACTGCATATTCAATTTTACAATCATTAGTTGTTGAACCATTCCAAAACCTTTTAATCAATCAAATAGATAAAGCATTAGAAATTGGTGGATACCCTGAAAGTGGTGTTCAATTTGAACAAATTACTCCAATTGCTATCATCGCATCAACAGCTGAAAAGACTGGACAAACTGCAGAGCAAGTTCAAGAACAAATTGGTGAAGCAACTGAAAACCCTGCTACTACTGATATAGGTGGTGAAGGTGCAGGTGGTGAAGCAACTGAAGTGCCTGAAGCAGCAGTTGTACCAAGACCATCATCATTATCATTTAAAAGAGAATACGAAATTATAAAACAAAATTAAGATGGCATACGCATTATACATCACAAGAAACGATATTATTAAACAAACCCCATTACAGGGTTCAATAGATGCTGATAGATTATTACCATTTGTAAGAACAGCGCAAGATAAATACATGCTTAACTTATTAGGTACTGTATTGTTCTATTACTTACAAGCTGAAATTACAGCAGGTAGAGAATTTACAGGCTATTATAAAACTTTGATGGATGACCATATTAAACCAACTTTAATTTGGTATTCAGTTGCTGAATATCTTCCATTCTCTAATGTACAATTTAAGAGTGAAGGTGCAGTAATGCATAAAAGTGAACAAAGTGATGGTGTAGATAAAAACCAAGTTGATTATCTATTACAAAAAGCACTTAACTCAGCAGATTTCTACGCAACTAGAACTCAAAACTTTTTAATTGCTTATAGCAATAAAATCCCTCAATACTTACAATCAGTAGGTAACCAAACTGAGGTTTATCCAGATATGGGTAACGCTTATTTCGGTGGAATAAATTTATAATAACATGGCAGTAGTAAACAATCAGCAAACAAACTATTCGTTATACTATAATATCTTAGATTACTTTAAGACTATTATGAGTAATCACCCATCTATTGCACAGGTATCGCAAGGTGATATCTTTCAAACTGATGATATAGAATATCCTTATTATGTTTTAGGTAACATTATGATTACTCAAGCTAAGTTTGATAATTCTAAAACTATATACTCTTGCCAATTAACTGTTGCGGATAAAATTAAAAATAAAAATAATGAGTCCATCGGAAAAAAGAATGAGCAAACAGTTCCTTTTTTGGGTACTGATGATACTATTGATATCCACGCTAACACACTTTCCATTATAAACGATTTACTATCATTTACACAATATTCAGTTCAATCTTTTGATATAGATAGCTCTATTAACTTAGTAGCATTTAAAGATGAATTTGATAATGGTTTAGCCGGCTGGGTGGCATCATTTGATTTGATTTCACACAACGATAGACCAAGATGTTTATTTAACTTATTACCATAATGAAAACCTTAAAGGATGTAGCTGGATTATATAAAACACTAGCTCAAACTTATATGGTTAATGGGCCTTGGAAACCTGCTTATAAAACAGGTAATTTGTATAGACAAGTTGGGGATTATAACGATGCTCAACAAATGATACAACAGGAAAATGGAATATATAAATTGGTTTTAGATTACGCACCCAATTCAGCTTATTACGGCCGCTTTGTAGAAAATGGAACTAGGTATATGGAAGCCCGCCCATTTGCTCATTATGCCGCTAATTCGGATGCCTTGAAAGCAGCGATAGATGAGTTCATGCAAGACCAAGTTACTCAAACAGTAACACAATTAGGGAACAAACTGAGCGTTTCTTTAGACAAGTTCGGTAAGGGAAAGTAGACCATCCAATATATTTCCATCTTCAATGGTTAAATTAAAAAAGATTTTAGATGGCCCTAACAATAACTCAAAATCCAGCAACTGTATCGCTGGCTCAATCACCTACGGTATTTACCATTTCGGAAAGTACTAATGTGGTATATAGTTCATCGTTCCAATATTATGCAGATTTGTATTATTGGACTGGAAGTACAACAGCTCCAGCAGTACCTCAATATCAATTAGTAAAATATCCTAATCCTTCTAAGGTTGGTATATTTGATGTAAGTAAAATTTTAAATTCTACATTAACTGATTTAAGACAACAAAATTCATCAAATGTTAAGTTTTTTAAAATTGATGCTTATTGGAGATATCTTAGTGGAAGCGCATATGTAACTTCATCCCATACACCATCATCAACTTATAAAGTATTAGATGGATATGGTTTATTTCAGGAAGCAATTAATGGACCTGTATATTCTAAATCTCCATTCTGGCCTTTGATGACTGATGGACCTGTAACACAATCATTCTTTTCAGACAATACTGGAACTGTTGGTGTTTATACGCAAGATGCAGGAACTTCAACACCTACAAAAGTTGTGTACAATTCTAATTTAGGTTCAGCAAATATAAATGTAAGTGGAAGTTCAACAACATCAGGTCAAATACAGCAAGTACCTGAATTTCCTACATCAGCAACATTTCCTTTAAGTTCTAATGGATTAACTTGGTACACAATTCAAGCTTATAATGGTTCTACTCCTTTGGGAGCTTCATTGTATTATGAATATGCTTGTATTCAAAAGTATCCTAATGTAAGAATTAAATGGAAAAATAGATACGGACAATTTGATTATTTCAATTTTTATATGGTTAATAAGAAAACTTTCAAAACTGAAAAGCGTACTTATCAACCTCAAATTGGTACATGGCAAGGTTCAACATTGAGCTATAACAATTACGATAGCCAAAACCTAAATTATTTAGTAGACTCAACCCAACAAATGTTAGTAAATACATTTTGGGTTCCTGAGGAATACAACGATATTTTTAAGCAATTATTGGTGAGTGATGAAATATACTATGTAACCACAGAAAGCTCGGATATGCTGACGCCTATCACTATTAATACGGACTCTGTGGAGTTTAAGACTAAAGTGGTAGATAAATTGATACAATATTCATTTGAGTTCAGATATGGACAAGGATACAAACTAATAATCTAATATATGGGAGTTATAAGCACACAGGGTATTAAGTTTCAACTGGTAGCCAATGATACAATTTTAGACCTTTTTAAAGATGAGGAAATCCTTCTTAGTGACAATGTTACGGGCATTTTTGATTTGGGAATTGTTCCGGCTGACTTTACAAGACAGATTACTTTGCCTGGTTCTAAGAAAAACAACGCTTTTTTTGAGCATGTTTATGATATTAGTGTCCAGTCTCCTGATACCTTTGCAACTAATGTAAAAGTTCCTTGCTACATTGATTTTCAGGGTATTTACTTAGCACAGGGTTATTTACAATTAAACAAAGTTGTATTATACCAAAACAAATTTATAGACTCATATGAGGTAACAATCTATGGGGCTGTATCATCATTTGCTAGAGAAGTAAACCGAACATTCTTAACTGATATGACTAGTTCTTTAGCACAATACAATCATACAGCTTCTTATGATAATATAGTTAATAGCTGGAGTGGAAGTTTGTTTAGTGGAAGTATTGTTTATCCTTTTTGCGATTATGGACAAAAGTTAATTTATTCACCTGATACTCTTTTTACAGGTATTGATAGTAACGAAGGTGGAATGTGTGTTCAGGATTATAAGCCGGCAATTAGAATTAGAGATGTTTGGGATGCAATATTTAATCAATATGGATATACATACTCAGGTTCATTTTGGCAACAAAGTTGGTTGGATAATGCTTATATGCTTTGCAATAACAAATTAAGATATCCAATATTTTCTGAAGTTGATGTAGAAACATATGGAATTGGTAAAATTGGGCCTGTTAGTGGAAGTACAAATAATAAATTAGTTTCAGGTACTCCATTTCTTTTACCTTGGTCTAATGTATTATTAAACCCTGGCGGTAATTTTAGAGATAACTTAGTTTGGGGTACTGAATATCCAACACGTGTTAGAGGAAATATAAATTTAAACTTTGAAATTGTAAAAACAGGTAATGGTAATTATGTTCCTACATTTGAACTTATTGCAAAAAATATTGATACTGGTGCTACTACATCTACAACAACCTTAGTTGATATAAATAATTATATGACACAGGTTAGAGATTATGATATATCTCAAGGTAATAAAACAGGTACAAAAAATTATGAAATATTAGCTCAATATTCAACATCTACATTATCATCAGGTTCATATCAATTTTATTTAAATTATCGTCAATATCCATTGACTGGAGGACCTTATATTGATGTTTATTTAAACCCATCAGGTTCTTTAAAATCTTATTTAACTATTGATAAAGCAAATCAAATTGGTGAAGGTTTTGTAATGAACATAGGTTCTAATATGCCATTTGGTACTAGAGGAATTAAGCAAATTGATTTTATTACAGCTATTCAAAAGAAATTTAATTTAGTAATATATCCATCAAAGACTGTTCGTAATGAATTTGTAGTAGAAAGTTTTAATAATTGGTATAACAAAGGTGTACAATGGGATTTTAACAAATATATTAATTTAGATAAAAAGATAGAAGTAATTCCGGCAAACAACTTTGCTGTAAACGAATTATCTTTTGGAGACCAATTAGATAATGATTATGTATCTCAACAATTTAATAAAGGAGCTAATAGAGAATTTGGTAAAACATATTACATAGATACACAAAATTTCTTTTCGCAAGGTAAATTTGATGTAAAACCATCAGTATCTTCATCTCCATTAATTTATTTACAAGGTACGGGTGTATCAGGTTCTGCACAAAGTGGTGGACCTATTGCATTTTCTATTGGAACTAATTATGGTTTATCATATTCTACTGGACAACCTTATACTGCTTGTAATTCTTATGATGCACCTTTTGAACTATTCTCATCAACAGGAGTATTAGAACCATCGGCTGTATTATACTTTGATGCTTATGGTAATAATGTGGTGTGGGGTTACAATTATTTAATTGATAAAGATAATAATTGTGATATTTGGTCTATAAACACAAATGGAATTGTAAATGGTGGCACTCCATATAGTTGTCCTTATTGCGTATAAAATTTAAACTATGGCACAAAAACAAAAAATATATATTCCAACATACATTAGTTCAATAAACTATGACCCGGCTAGAGTTCAACCACGTATAATGTTTTATAATGGACCTAAAGCTTGCGAAACATATTGGATACAATCGGGTTCATCACAATTTACTCAAGAGCAATTTCCTTATTTTGATAATTACTCAGGGCAAGTAACTACAACTGGTTCATTATCACTTTTATTTAATAATGAGGAAGCTCCATATGGTGACATACCTAACGAGTCCCTTTACACAACATATTGGGAAAATTATGTAAATCTTTTATATAATCCACGCACAAGAGTAATGAATGCTGAAGCTATTATACCTTTAGCAGATTATTTTAGAATGGAATTGAATGATATTGTTGAATTTAGAGGTAATAACTACCATTTGAGAGCAATAAATGAATATAATTTAAGTACTGGTGAGTGTAATATACAACTATTAGGACCAATATTAGAGGGTTCATTAGTTATTCAACCTTAAATGTTATATTAATATGATTAAAAACATAATAGACCTATTAGCAATGAACGATTATTACGGAGTAAGCCGTGCAGTTGATACAGCTAAAGGAAAATATAAAATCTCATATACTTGGAAGCAAGTTAAAGAACAATTAAAACGAATTTGGTATGGCAGATAATACTACCACATACAATGCAGTCATTGATGTAGAAGTTAAAGGTAAAGATGGCGT